GGGATGCTCGGTCTCGGGGGAATGCGTAGTCTAGAAAAAGTTAAAAGATCAGCTTAAGGAGAGTACATGAAACTCAAAAATCGTGGTATTATTATACCAGATCAGCATTATCCGTTAGAAGATAAAGCTGCAGTTAATTGTGTTGTTAAAGCAATTAAAAAGATTAAACCTGACATCTTTGTTAATTTAGGAGATGTAGGAGAATGGGAGTCGGTATCTGCGTGGAGATATAAAGATAAAAAATTACCACCATTAGAATACCAGACTCCTTTAATAGATGAAGATATAAGATTAGTAAATGAAGGATTAGATGTTTGGGACAAGGTATTGGAAGAAGTTGGATGTAAGAAAAAGTATTTACTCCAAGGCAACCATGATCTCTGGTTGGATAATTTTGTTACTAAGTATCCCTATATGCATAATTACAGTTTTGTTGAAGCATGCAAAATAAAAGAAAGGGGATATAAGTACAGTGAATATAATTTACCTATACAAATTGGTAAGCTCACTTTCTTTCATGGTGCCTATGCAACTACGTATCATGCAAAAAAACATCTTGAAGCTTATGGAGAAAATGTAATTTATGGACATACACACGACCTTCAAAGACACACGCTTACAAAATTAGGCGGAACAATAGGAGCGTGGTCTTTGGGTTGCTTAAAAGATATGTCCCATGAAAACAATAGATGGTTAAAAGGTAGACTACATAACTGGGTGCATGCATTTGCAGTAGTTGATTGGTTTACTAATGGTAAGTTTAAAGTAGAAGTAGTAGAAATTATAGATGGTAAAACAAGTTTGTGGGGAGATATAATAGATGGCAATGAAGACAACTAACAGCTTAAAAGGCAATCCTTGGAACTCTACAAATGACAGAAGACTGCATAACGCAAAAGCTAAAAGTGCGTCTTTGAAGATGAAAGGAATGAAGAATCGTGCCCAAAGAAGTATTAGACTTAAGAAATTTTAGTGGAGGATTAAATAATAATACTAATCCTAGAGATTTAGACACTTCAGAATTTCAAGAGATAAAAGGGTTAAGTTTAGAAACACCAGGTAAGTTGAAGGTATCTGGTGCTGTTTCTGACTTACCTCATGTTAGCTCTGCTGATGAAGAAAAGTTTACAACTACACTAAATCATGGTAATGGGTTGTTTCACTTTAATAGTGATAGAGATCCAAATGATGCAGCTTTATCTAATACGGAACTTTTATTAATTAATGACGTTACAAATCATAAAGTAAAAGTATTCGATAAAACAGATGGTGCATATGAATCTGGTTCTGAAATAGATTACGGAACAACAGGGACTACTGTAGATTACTATGCTGTAGATGGACAGGTTCGTGTATCTGCAAATAATCAAGCTAATACAAATAATCAAAACAAATGGTATGGTTATATTAATCGTGTCTTTCATTATGGTAATGATGATGTTAGTGTTCATTTAATAAGAAGTGTTAATGGTTTTAATGTAGATAATGCATATCCATCTCCATTGAAAAGTGGAAATCATTCTGCTCCAGATGGTTATGGATATCAATTACAAAATTACCAGGTAGGTAATACAGATTTTTTAGGAACACCTAATAATCAAACAGAGTTATTGTTTAATAGAAATGCTGCTTCTTGGACGGTTGCAGCAGGCTCAATAACACCAACTGGTACTAATAAATTAGATACAGTAGCTTCAGCATTTAACGCTTCTTATACAGGATGGTCAAGTGGTTATGGTCCATTAGGATTATACATGTGGTTTAATCCAGCAGATCAAGGAACTGCTGATGAAGCAGGTGCAAACATTACAGCATATGCTAATAGTTTAAATAAAAAATATAGTATATGGGTTACAAATATTTATGATGACCAAGAGTCAAATGCTACACATGTAGGATATATTAAACAACCTCCTACTTTAACAGCGGATAGAAAAAGAAAACTTTATTGGTCTCTTATAGGTAGAGTGCCAAATAAAAAAAGACAAACAGGATTTAAAGTTTATTGGGCATTAGACGATGACGATATTGTAGGTATTAAATATTTATTTATAGAAATAGATTTTGAAAAAGGAATTAGACAAGCTGGTACTGATGTGTATGTTAAGTTAGGAGAAACGGAAGAAAATAATTCTGGTGCAATTAGTTCTAATAATGAAAGAATGTTTGCAACAGGAGCTTCTTTTACTAACAATCTTACGCAATCAATAAGAGGGTCAGCAAATATACAAACATTACCTACGATAGAACCTTATGATGAAATAGGATATAATCCTATGGGTAGGGCTGGTTCTTGGTTTAAAACTTCTGTTAT